GATTTGTTTTAAACATGATTAAAAGTAATAAATTGATAAGGCATGAATAAGGTTAGAATAAGATGATTTTGCCATAATTCAAATGGTTGGAAAGTAGTTAAAAGATCGTATCCATATATAAACGTCATTTGTTTTTTTTCTCACATCATAACAAGCGACATTAAATAATAAGTACCAAAGCAATTATTATTAATTAATCTAATTAGGTTTGATAATGTTTTCTTATCGCTAATCTATAATAGATATATATTTACCTAGATTAATGTAGTTTTTTGGTTTTTAAATTTTGGCTATACCCCAGATTGTACCCGCAGTTTTCTTTCTATATATAGACCGGACTTGAGGACACCCTTACAGACACCCACCCACTTATACAAAGACATCTTTTCTGTTTTATTTTTTTTAAAATCCACTACATGTAGTATATGGATTACTTTAGTGCAGATGATTTAGATTCAGTTTCTTATATTGAAGAAGGTACAAACAATGTCATTATTAAATTCTATGGCTTTCCCAATAAAGTAACAGCTGATCTATTTATTAGTTATGCTATGCTTAATATGGGTTTTGAGTACAAACCTGTATCTGGTATGAAGTCAGACATGATACACTAAATATGGATATTAAGATTCCCTATACACCAAGGAAGCATCAAGCTCACTTGCACAGACAGATAGACAAGCACAGATGGAATGTACTTGTATGCCATAGAAGATTTGGCAAAACAGTATGTATGATCAACCACCTAATTAGGTCAGCATTACTGTCCAAACTTAACAACCCTAGGTTCGCCTACATTGCACCCACCTTTAAACAAGCCAAAAGCATTGCATGGGATTACATGAAACAGTTTACCGCCAAGATACCCCACACCAAGTTTAATGAGACAGAACTGCGTGTAGACCTACCTAATGGTTCTCGTATCACTTTGCTAGGCAGTGAATCGCCAGATGGTCTTCGTGGAATATATTTAGATGGCTGTGTGATTGACGAATATGCCAACGTCAACAGTAAGCTATTCCCAGAAATAATACGACCTGCACTATCTGACAGAAAAGGTTACTGTGTTTTTATTGGAACTCCAATGGGAATGAACAACAACTTCTATGAACTGTACCAACATGCACAAGGTGCAGAAGATTGGTTTAACTACAAAGCTAAAGCTAGTGATACTAAGATTGTAGATGAGGATGAGTTGGTCAAGGCAAAAGAAGTGATGGGTGAGAAGAAGTACCTACAAGAATTTGAGTGTGATTGGATAGCAAACATAGAAGGAGCAGTATATGGAGATGTTATAGCAAAGCTAGATGATGATAAACACCTTACAAGAGTTCCCTACGATCCTGCCTTACCAGTATCTACAGCATGGGACCTTGGGGTCTCCGACCACAGTAGTATAATCTTTTATCAACAGTTGGGGAGAAGCATAAATATAATTGATTACCATGAAGAGAGAGGTCAAGGATTACCTTATTACATTAAGATGATAAATGAGAAAGAGTATATCTACAAAGATCACTTTGCACCACACGACATACAAGTTTTAGAGTTTGGTAATGGCAAAACCCGAAGAGAGGTCGCCTATCAATTAGGAGTTAATTTTAAAGTTGTTCCAAAAATTCCACTAGAGGATGGCATACACGCAACCACTATGACCTTACCTAGATGTTGGATTGATACTGACCATTGCAAAAAGTTAATAGATGCGTTAAGACATTACCACAGGAAGTATATTGATAAAAATAGAATGTTTAGATCAAAGCCTGTACACGATTGGAGTTCACATGCTTGTGATGCAATGCGTTACCTAGCAGTTGGACTACAAGAAATTAATACTAGACAAACTGCTCCACAAAGTATAGCAGATAATAGTTACAGAATTATATAGGATTATTATGGGTTCAATGTTAAAACCAAAAATACCAGCATTACCACCACCTGCTCCACCACCAGAGCCACCACCGGCTGTTCCAGAAGAAATTTCAACAGAAGAAAAAGAAGCTATTGCAAAAGAACAAGCAAGAATTAAAAGGAATAGAAAAGGTAGAAAATCTACCATACTTACTACTCCACTTGGTATACAAGAAGATGAAGAGTCTCAATTAGAAACTTTATTAGGTAAGAAATAATAATGAAAATTTATAATAAAATAGTTTATGATTTTAATAACAATATTATAGAAGAGGATTATTATGAATATAATGGTCCATTAACATTAGCTAATGCAGCTGGAGCAGCTTCAACTGGAGGTTCTCCAAAACAAATGTCAAAAGATAAAGTTAAAAAAGATAAAGAAGAAAAAGAAATGACAGAAGAATTTAATGAAATAGATAAAGACATAGAAAAAGATAAAACAACCACACCTAAAGATATTGAAAGAGATAATGAAAAAGTTAAAGTTCCTAAAAATAAACCTGATTTTAAATCTGTTACAAAAGAAGTTTTAAATCCAAACAACAATGTTCAAGAAAAAAAAAAAATCACAACTACCAATATAGGAAATGATGGTAATGATGGTGAAAATAATAATCAAGTTAAAGTTACTGAACCTGTTATACTTAAAAAAAATATTGGTGGAACTACTGTGCAAACAACTTAAGCAAAAGTAGCAGAAGATAAAAAAAAATCTGAAGAAAAGTATGATGCAAGAATAACTAAAAAAAAAGGTAGAATAAAAAATATTCTTACATCTTCAACAGGTGTAACTCAAACATCATCAAACTACTCACTAGGTAAACCTACTTTATTAGGAATGGTATAATGGCAAAAACAGATTTAACTAAATCTTTATTAGCAAGATTTGGCAAGTTAAGAAGTCAAAGAGCTAACTGGGAAAATCATTGGCAAGAAGTTGCAGACTATATGCAACCAAGAAAAGCTGACGTTACCAAAAGAAGATCAAGAGGAGATAAAAGAAACGAATTAATTTTTGATTCATCTCCAATACAAGCAGTAGAATTATTAGCAGCATCATTACATGGTATGCTAACAAATCCATCTACACCTTGGTTCTCATTAAGATTTAAAGATTCAGCATTAGAAATGGAAGATGAAGCAAAACTTTGGTTAGAAGATGCTACTGAGGTTATGTATTCTGCATTTAACAGATCAAATTTTCAACAAGAAATATTTGAATTGTATCACGACTTAATTACTTTTGGTACTGCAGCCATGCACGTTCAAGAAGATAATGAAGATGTATTAAAATTTTCTACAAGACACATTAACGAAATATATATTGCTGAAGATGATAAAGGTAGAATAGATACAGTTTACAGAAAGTTTACATTATCAATGAGAGCAGTAATGCAACAGTTTGGTAAAAATGTATCAAGAGAAGTTCAAGTACAATCAGCCAAAGACCCTTACAATGAAATAGAAATATTACATGTTGTATATCCAAGATCAGATTTTAATCCTAAATTAAAAGATACAGAGAACATGCCATTTGAATCTGTATACATAGAAATGGATAGTGGTAATGAATTATCAGTATCTGGTTTCCAAGAGTTCCCTTTCGTAGTGCCAAGATATTTAAAAGCATCACATGAGATATATGGTAGATCACCTGCAATGACAGCTTTGCCAGACGTAAAGATGCTAAATGAAATGTCAAAAACTACAATCAAAGCCGCACAGAAACAAGTAGACCCACCACTATTAGTTCCGGATGATGGTTTCTTACTTCCTGTAAGAACTGTACCGGGTGGACTAAACTTTTATAGAAGTGGTACAAGAGATAGAATTGAACCATTAAACATTGGTGCAAACAATCCATTAGGTTTAAATATGGAAGAGCAAAGAAGAACTGCTATTAGAAATGTTTTTTATGTTGATCAACTGATGTTACAAACAGGTCCGCAAATGACAGCAACAGAAGTTATCCAAAGAAACGAAGAGAAGATGAGACTACTAGGTCCTGTCCTTGGCAGACTACAATCAGAATTATTAAAACCACTAATCGACAGATGCTTTAATATTTTATTAAGAAGAAACCAATTTGCTCCTGCACCAGAATTTTTATCTGGTCAAGACATAGAAATAGAATATGTATCACCACTTGCTAAAGCACAAAAGTCTACAGAGCTTTCATCAATTACTAGAGGTATAGAAATATTAGGATCACTTGCTAATGTTGCTCCAGTATTTGATTATATTAATTTTGATTCACTTGTTAAACATGTAGCTGATCTTGTAGGTATTCCACAAAAGGTACTGAAGTTACAATCACAAGTTAATGCAGAAAGAGAAGAAGCTGCA